CCTCGGAGAACATGGTGCACTGCATGGGCCACGGCCGAACAGAGTTGGTGACCCTCCCCTAGCTCACGGGATCGATTCGAACGGCCAAGGAGGCGACTGATGGGTGACTTATCTGCAAACTTCAGCACGCGTGAGTTCGCTTGTCCCTGCTGCAAAGTTTCGCTGATGACTCTGATGTTTGTCGAACGCCTCCAAGCGGCACGTAACCGCTATGGCAGGACCATGTACATCTCCAGTGGGTACCGATGCCGCGAACACAATGCTGCCGTGGGTGGCGTTGAAGGGTCCGCGCATATGTTGGGCATGGCTGCTGACATCCGGTGCCTCATAGGGCAAAATCGCTTTGAGCTGCTGCAAGCGCTACTGGGGGCAGGGTTCACTCGGATTGGGATTTCTAGCCAATTCATTCATGTGGACATAGACAAGAGTAAACCAGATAACGTGATCTGGACATACTAGGAGGGCAACATGAAGAAAATTAATTGGAACGCATGGGGGCTTTGGCTCGCCGCTCTGGTCAACCAAGCAACCATCGTTTACCCAAACCTGACTGAGGCAGATGTGGTGCAGTCGCTTTATGACGGAACCTTTTGGATCGCTGCCGTCAAGGTTTTTGTCTCTCTCATTGTCGCAAGAGCAGCGGTCCTTGTGGGCCGAAGCCGGAGAGCAAGCTCGTGAGATACCTACTATTGCTTTTGCTGACTGGGTGTATGTCCACCAGTATTACGACAGAGACCAGACTCCCAGATGGGTCGGTCGAAACCTGCACAGCAACCTATACCTCATTCAGCCGTAATGTCGATGGCACAGACATCCACGCATGCGGTGGCGGAGGAGGGTCTGGTTCTGCTCAGACCGACATGACTTGGGTGCAGGTTCCGCTCTCGAGTCTCAGGGGGATAGCGCCATGAAAGTTATCGCTCCACGTAACCAACCAACCACAACGAACCTCGGCCACAAACTGCTCAAACTCTGTAACCCAGAGTATACCTACATCATCAAACACAGCGGAGCGACGTTTCGCTTGACCTTCAAAGAGGGGTACATCTTCGATGGAGCGTCCATCCCCCGTGCCTGTTGGTCTGCACTCGGTGTGACCCCCCAGATGATGGAAGGGGAAGCCCTTGCCCATGACGGTGGGTATCAGGACAGAGGCAGTTTTGCCGGGAACGATCTTGTGACGTTTGAGATATTGGTTGGGGATGAGTTCCAGCCAACCGATCTCAAGTTGCCAAGGTCTTTTTGGGATGAGCTGATCAAAGTCTTGTGTGATCATTTTCGTGGGCTAGACTGCGGAAATGTAAGCTACATCAAGGCTCGGCTTATCTGGTCGGCGGTCTCGACGTTTGGTGTGTTCGCGTGGAAACGTGACGACTGGAAACGGAAGAAGGCTCTCAGAGACTCCGTAGTGGATGAGAAGGATACTTTCCTAAATGGCTAATCGCGTCTATAACGCACCCCCGACAGTCAGCCGCTTCATGCGGTCGGAGGCATTCTTCCGCGCTATCTGTGGGCCGATCGGTTCTGGCAAATCGGTCGGGTGTGTTATGGAAGTCGTGCGCCGCTGCCGCGAGCAGAAGGTTGGGGATGATGGCTTTCGTCGAAGCCGATGGGCCGTCATCCGTAACACCCGTGCACAGCTCAAGGACACGACCCTGAAGACGTGGTTCGACTGGGTCCCTGCTGGCATTGCCGGCCGGTGGAAAGAGTCGGAGATGGTCTTCCTTTTAGAGTTTGGAGACGTCAGGGCTGAGATACTATTCAGGCCGCTCGACTCCCCCGAGGACGTTCAGCGCGTGCTGTCCCTCGAACTCACCGGTGCGTGGATCAATGAGGCCCGGGAGATTCCAAAGGAGATCATTGACGCTATCGCCGGCCGTCTCCGCCGTTACCCATCGCAAGGCAATGGTGGTTTTTCTTGGTCAGGTATGATCGCTGACACCAACCCCCCTGAGATCGATAGCTTCTGGTACAAGGTTATTGAGCATGTTCCTTTGGAGGAAGATGATCCAAACTCAGTGACCCCTTGTGACTCATTCAAGCAGCCATCCGGCTTGTCGGCAGAAGCTGAGAACGTTGGTAACCTGCACCCGGACTATTACACTGACCTCGCCAAGGGGCGGACAGAGGACTGGGTCAATACTTACGTGCATGGGATGTATAGCCCATCTGCGTCAGGGACCCCGGTCTACCGCAAGTCGTTTCGTTTGGACAAGCACGTCAGCACGAAGCGGCTTGAGACAGATCACTCTTTGCCGGTCATAGTTGGCATGGACTTCGGGCGTACTCCTGCTGCGATCTTCAAGCAGATGAAGCCAGACGGACGCATCCATACCCTAGCTGAATGCGTGTCATTCAACATGGGGATCGAGACATTCATCTCTAGGCTCATGCGGCCGATGATCCGCAACCGTTTCGCTGGGTGCCCACTGGTTATCATCGGTGACCCTTCTGGCGTTAAGCGAAATGATACGGATGACGCATCGTGCTTCAAGGTACTGCGTAGGGAGTTTCCTCGGGAGGATGGGCATACGGTTAAGCCAGCATCCACCAACGACCCCATCGTCCGCATCCGTGCAACAGAGTCCACGTTTATCCAGTACCCTGATGGTGACCCGCTCCACCTCATCGACCCAGCGTGCAAGTGGTTGATCGAGGCGTATCGGAGCAAGTATCGCTACGCAAACGTGCGGAACCGTGACCTTAAAACCGCCGACAAACCTGAGAAGAACGACTGGTCGCACGTAACCGAGGCCGGCCAGTATGGTGACCTGTTCTTAATGGGTGGACATTATAGGTCATCTGACTATATGATTACGACATTCGATCCGCTGTCGACCAGACAGTATGTCCATAGACCAGCTTCAATCGCGGGGTATTAACATGGCCATCGACACAACCCAACTAAACTCTAACATGCTTGAGAGTATCGGGGTATCGATGCGCGGCAAGCTCGATCGCTACATTTCTGACCGGTCGGGGTTAGAGCAGCAATGGCTGAAGAACCTTCGTCAGTACCGTGGGAAGTACGACCCCGAAGAAGAGAAGAAGATTCCTGACGATAGGTCAAAGGTTTACCCACGCGATACACGCATCAAAGTGAAAGCGTTCGTCGCCAAGATGATGGAGATGATGTTCCCGGCTTCTGAGTACAACTGGGAACTGGAGACTACTCCCATCCCATCAGTCATGGCCAGCGATCTTGACACGATCATCGCGGCGTTGATGGAAGCCGAGATGATGAAGGCCGAACAGGAGCAGCGCCCACCTACAGCACTCACCAGCAAAGACATCGAGAAGGCCGTCAAAGCATTTGCCGATATTCGCAAGGACAACATGGAAAGGAAAATCCGTGATCAGCTCGCTGACCCGGACACTGACTTCCCACAGTTGTGCAAGCGCGTCATCCGCAGCGGTGCCATTTATGGCGCTGGCTTCCTGAAGTCTCCCATGGTGCGGTCGCGCACTGAGCGTGTCTGGGAAGAGGTTAAGGGCAAGTGGCAGGCGAAGAAGGTCACCGAGAAGCGCCCGTATCCCGAGTTCGTTAAAGTCTGGGACATCTACCCAGACCTGTCAGCGTGGACATGGGAAGAGCAGGAAGGTCTTTTCGAGCGTATGGTCTTCACTCGCCATAACCTCCGCATGCTCGGTAAGCGCCCGGGCTTCCGCACCGAAGCGATCAATAGCTACCTCCGAGACCACCAGATCGGCAACTATGTACGCCGTACCTTTGAAGCCGGTCTCGATCAAATGAACTACAACACTGCCGTCGCTGACCGGGACGCTCGCAAGTATGAGGTCTTCAGGTGGTATGGGTACATGTCTGCTCACCAGCTCTCTCAGGTTGGGTTTGAGATCGACGAAACAGATATGGACAAAGACCTCTTGGTTGATCTCTGGATGATCGACAACGACGTCATCAAGATCGACCTAGCTCCGTTTGGTGAGCGGCCGTCTGACATGTACCATGCGTTCATCTACACCGAGGACGAAGACTCTGGCCTGACTGGCGTAGGGATGCCGGAGGAACTTCGTGACTCGCAGATCAGCCTATGCGCTTCGACCCGGGCGATGTTCGACAACATGGCCGCAACGGCTGGACCAATGCTTGAAGTCGCTGTCGACCTGCTCAAGCGTGGGTCCGACCACAAGTCTATCCATTCATTCAAGGTCTTTGAGCGTGAAGGAGAGGGGCCGGATTTGGCCTACCCAGCCGTCCGTGCTATTTCGCATCCCTCACACATCAACGATATTCAGTCCATCATTCGCCAGACCCGGGAGCAGTTCGACGCCGAGTCGAGTATGCCTAGCTGGATGACCGGCAACACGGCCAATCTTGGCGAGGCATTCCGCACCAGCCGCAACATGTCGATGATGACCGGTGGCGGAAACATCATCCCTAAAGACAACGTTCGCTCCTTTGACCGGTTTACCACGAGCGTCGTCGGTTCGTTCCTGCGGTGGAACCAAGAGTTCCTCGATGACCCAGACATCATGGGTGACTTCGGCGTACGGCCCAAAGGCAACATCTCCCTCGTAGCCAAAGAGGTTCGCGGTGCTGCCCTCGATCAGATGCTTTCGCAGATGACCCCGGAAGAACGGGCGATCATTAAGACACGGCAGGCATTGATCGAGCGCTTCAAGGCTCGTGACCTCGATCTCAGTATCATCATGGATCAGGACGAAGCCGATGCCGCACTCGCTTCGGTACGTGAGGCACAGGCCAGTGCAACTCAGGCACAGGCCGATAACGTCACAGCCGACACCCAACGCCTCGCTGCACAAGCACAGAAACTGACGGCCGATGCCGAGAAGACTGCTACGCAGGCGAGCCTCATTGAAGCTCAGGTCGTCGAAGTGCTGTCGAGAGTTGACGCTATGGAGAAGACGACCAAGCGCGAGGACGCTAAACAGCAGCTCGGGTCGATCAAAGAGATGCTGGGCCTCATCTTGACGGACACCGCAGGAGGTGGTGAGAATGTCTAAGCAACGCGAGAAGGAGATTCAGGCAAAGCTCATGGAACGTAGTTCGTCCGATGTGTATCTATTGTTTAAGGAACTGATGGAGCTGAGGTTTGAGCGCCACAAGAACGCCCTCGTGTCCGTATCATGTGATATGGCACGTGGACGGGCGCAAGAATCCCGGGACATCCTAAAGTTTCTTGACACTACGATATAACATTCGTTAAACTACCCGCGAATAGGAGTTACTCATGGCTAAGAAAACTGAAATGGCTGACAATCAGCATAGTCCCATCGAGGACATGGACTACAACGCCGCCTTTGAAGAGGCTTCTGGCGTTAGTCTTCTTGGTGCAGATGAGCTGCCCACTGAAGAGGAAGAAGAGGTACTTCCTCCAAGCGACGAGACCCCTCCGCCGGAAGGTGAAGAAGAACTTCCGCCTGCCCCGACTCCCGCTGAGCCAACAGCGCTGGAAAGACGGATCGCAGAGCTTGAGGCCCGTCTTGCAGAGGCGACAAAGCCACCTGCCACTACACCCACTACTCAGCCCCCGGTAGAGGAGGAAGCTCTGGCAGAGCTTTCCGAAGACGATCAGGAGGCACTGGCAGAAGTACAAGAGGACTGGCCTTCCATCCATCGAGTGATGGAGATCAACAACCAGCAGCTCGAAGCACGGATCACGCGGATCGTGAAAGATGCCGTGGCCGCTGTGCAGAGGGACATCCAGCCTGTACTCGCTGTTTCCCAAGAGACCGCCCAAGAACGGTTTGTGGCGACAGTGACGAAGGTTCATCCCGACGCGCAGAAAATCCTCCCTCTTGTAGACCAGTGGGTTAAGACACAACCTGCGTACCTCAGACCCGCCTATATCCGTGTCCTCGAAAAAGGTACGGCAACTGAGGTGATTGATCTGTTCTCGCAGTTCAAGCTGGCGACTGGCATGGCGGAAAATCCATCCGACGAGCCGACCCCGCCAGTCAACGGTAAGGACGCACAGAACCAGCAGCGTCGCTTGGCAGGACTGGAGACCGTGCGCACTGAACGCACGAGCATCTCTGCCGAAGACGACCCATCCGACTTTGACGGCGCGTGGGAACGCGCTGCACAATAACCTCTAAGGAGAATGAACATGAGCGTTTTGAAATATGGCGATATCTCGCCCCGTACCGCAGCCTATGCCGCAGCCGAAATGCTGAAGCGAGCCATGCCGTACCTGATCCTCCAGCCTTTCGCGCAGACTCGGCCGATCCCGGCCAATAGCTCGGACACCATCAAGTTCCGTCGCTACAACAGTTTGCCTCTGGCCCTCACCCCGCTGGCAGAAGGTGTCACCCCCTCCGGTAACACCATGACCGCCACTGACGTGTCGGCCACTCTGTCCCAGTACGGCGACTACATCCCGATCAGCGACAAGATCGCGGATACCCACGAAGACCAAGTCTTCAAGGAGGCGCAAGCCGTCATCGGCGAGCAGGCCGCTCAGACCGTTGAGACCATCCTGTTCAACATCCTGAAGGCCGGCACCAACGTGTTCTACACCAACGGTGCGGATCGTGACGAGGTCAATACCGTCTACGATCACGACCTCCAGACCAAGGTCGTTCGTGCCTTCAAACGTCAGAATGCCCGGAAGCTGACCAAGAAGCAGGACTCCTCGGTGAAGTTCAATACCGAGAACGTGTCCGGCGGCTTCATCGGCTTCGTCCATCCTGACCTTGAGCCGACCATCCGGGCCTTCTCCGACTTCATCGACGTCAAGGACTATGGCAGCACGACCCCCCATGAGTCCGAGTTCGGTGCCAGCGGCGAAGTTCGCTACCTGACCTCCACCGTGTTCCAGCCTTGGGCTGACGCCGGTGCCGCCGGGGCGACCATGATCGCTACCACCAACTCCGCTGTCGCGGTTGACGTGTACCCGATCCTCATCGTCGCTGCCGACTCCTTCGCCGTCACCCCGCTCAAAGGGAAGAACGCCATCATGCCGATGGTCCTGAACCCCGGCGTGCCTCGTGAAGGCGACCCCCTCGGCCAGCGCGGCTACGTGGGTTGGAAGACTTGGTTCACTGGCTGCATCCTGAACCAAGTGTGGATGGCCCGTGTCGAGTGCGCAGTTCTCGAACTGTAACAGTAACTGACTAGGGGGCAGGGTAACCTGCCCCCACCCCCAATAAAGGAGTAGGCTCATGAGTGATATTCAAGTTGGTACTTTCACGGCTGTCGCAGCCGAAAACGTCGATGTTGCGGTTGGGTTCATCCCCAGCGTCGTCGTCCTTCTCAACCCCGCCACTGCTGACCAAGGCATCTACGTAGTCGGCGGTGCCCAGTTGGAAGAAGTCAGCGACGTCATCGCCGCTGCCGTTGATGATGTCATCGCATTGGGTACGCAGGGTGGCACTCCTGCTTCGGCCCAAGGTTTCACCCTCGTCGCAGGCGCTGCCCTGAATGACGACACTGAAACCATCACCTACATCGCAATGCGCTAACGTTCCATAGGGGGGCAGGGTTACCTGCCCCCTCACCTGAGTGAGGTACTCGCCATGTACGTCGAAGAATGTATGACAATTTCCAAGATTGAAAACGGTTACCTTGTTGAGGTGAGGCGTCCTTACGAGGACACCACCATCCTGAATGGCAAAGAACTTGTTCCCCTTGAGAAGCGCCAAACGCGCTTCTTCGTGCCGGATGTTGATGCAGTCGGAAAAAAGGTTTCCGAGCTGCTTCCTTTACTCGTCGATAAGCTCGAACCCGACGAGGAATTTGCGAACGCCTTTAAGGAGATGGAAGAATGACAGACGAATTTTCCGATATTTTCGGAGAGACCCCCACGCAGGAAGCGATCAAAGACACCGTTGTGGTTGAGCCGGAGAGAGAACCCAAACGGGCACCGGATTTCCACGACACCAACATCTCCGCTGCCGGTGCGGTATCTACCCCACCCTCGGCCGATCCGTCCGTGCTGACCAAGCGCGGTGTCCACACCAAGAAAGAGCCGAAGTACATCATCTTCATCGACGAGGTCGAAGGCCAGCCGAACTACGAAATGGTCGGCGTCAATGGTCACATGTACCAAATCAAGCGTGGCGAGGAAGTTGCAGTACCAGCAGAGGTAGTCGCTGTTCTACGGAACGCGCTCGCTGCCCGGGTGGTTCAGTCACATGCGCCTGACGGCTCTGTGCAAACCAAACTGCAACACTACTCTGCCATCCCTTACCGGATTCTGAGGACTCTGTAAATGACACGAGCCGCGCTTCTCGCAGAGCTTCGCAAGGTGATTGACGACGAATCAACTCGCCCCAAGTGGGAAGACCCAATCCTTCTTGCCTACATGGCTGAAGGACAAGATGTATTCTGCGAGGAGACCGGCTTCTTTTCCGATGTCTCTACTTACACCCTGACCACTACGGCTGGGCTGGCCATCTACGATATCTCCGACCGCATCATAGAGGTCAAGAGTATCTGGTGGGGGACCAACCGCCTTGGGCACATTCAGGAAGAGGACAAGACGAACACCGAACGACGCTCCGAAGTCTTCGACGTCTCTGGTTCTTACCCCTACTGGTGGCAAGCAGATCAAGAGACCGGCTTGATTACGATCTATCCGACTCCAACCGAGAGTGACCTCGTCTTCCAGCTCCGCGTATGGCGGTACCCGTTGTTCGCCTTGGACAGTGACGATGTTGATGGGGAGGGCACCCCGGCCGAGCCAGAGCTTCACCCAACATTGCAGCGAGCCTGTGTCGAGTACGCCGCATTCAAGGCGTTGGAGTTCCACGACACTGAGATGTCTGACAGGAAGTCGTCGGCAGATCATTTAGACTCGTTCAACTGGTACGTTTCGCGTGGGCGGAGAGCGCTGCGGAGGCGGCAGTCGAATGAGACGGCAATCAAACTGAGTCCTGCTTATGCGCCGAGGGGATAATGCCAGTCGTCAAATACAAATTTGGTGGGGTTCACAATAAGCTAGACCCGATGGAGGTCGTCGAGTATGACGGCCGCTTCGCGCCTGTTGTCAAATCCCTCGTCCGTGGCAACAACATCGACATCAGCGACAAGCTCGCCGCACGCTCCCGCGTCGGTTACAGCTCAGTCTACCGTGGTGGCACTCACAGCCTCTGGACGACAAGGAAGTTCGATGAAGCGTTCTTTGTAGAGGATGGTGTTGTCTACCGCCTCTGGCCCGAAGGGAGCAACTGGGTTACCAGTGCGGTCTTCGAGGCATCGAACAACGACCGGATGGACTTCGTAGAAGTCAACAATCTGGTTGTCTGCTCGAATGGAACGGACATCCGTCTCATCCAGCAGGGGGTTGCCCTCGACCCACCGACCACTACCCCCAAGGTCAATCGCCTCCCCATGTTCCCCGGGGTGTTCCTTGCGTTCCTGAACGGCATCCTCTACGCAGCCAACCGCGACGGTGTGATTTATCACAGCGATCCTTATGACGTTGACTTCATGGACGCAGCCAACTGCCGCATCCCGCTCGGTGGCGAAGCCTCCATGCTGGCTGCTGTGCCCGGGGGGCTATGGGTATCGTACAACGGGAGAACGGTATTCCTCTCTGGCACTGACCCCCTTCAATTTACCTTCATGCCGGTCGCCGAGTACGGTGTTGTGCATGGGGCGTTCACGTTTGTGGACAGCGACAAGCTCGGCATCGATGGGTTTTCTGGGGAAGCAGTTGTCTGGGCATCTACCCAAGGAGTGTGTATTGGTGGAAGCACCGGCAAGTTCAAGAACTTATCAGAAGACTTTTCGTTTGCTCCCGGGGAGTATGGCACAGTAGCCCTACGAGAAAGTGAAGGGCTGACGCACATTATCACTGTACTTCAGGGGCGCTCCCCGGAGTATAATAGGGACACAACTAACATCGAGACAACGGATTACGCTCTCTTCTAGGAGGACATCATGTACAGTTACTCTACCGATCTGCGGAACAAGATTGCCGCACAATTTCCGTGGCAGGAAGCGATGGCCAACGGAGTTCTCAAGGTTTACTCCGGGGCGAAGCCGGCCACTGCGGATGCGTCCGTTGGATCGGCAACCCTCCTAGTGACCTTCTCGCTCGCTGGCGCAGCATACGTGGCCCCCACTCAGATGATCGCCAAGATCACTCTGGCCGGTGGCTCCGGCAGTGTCGACGGGATCGCACTGGGCGGATCGACCGCCAGCGATGGCATCCTGCTGATGAGTTCCTCGGTCAGCTTCATCACTGACCTGACGGCAACGGCAGCGGCAGTGGCGACCAACATCAACGCGACCCACAACGCGCTCGGCGTCTACGCCACCTCTTCCGGTGCAGACATTCGGATCATGGTGCCACGGCAGCTCGGAGCCAAGTTCAACAAGCTCCATCTATACGCTGCGTCTACGACGCTGACTGTACAGCTCAATGGTGGGACCGCTGGCCTGACCGCCGATGGCCTGCTTGACTCAGGCTCTCCTTATCAGCTTGGGGTCTACGGCTCCAACGGGCTGAACTTCACGTTCCCGCCTGCGGCCGGGGTCATTACCAAGGAAGCCACAGTCTGGTCTGGCACGGCCGTCGCCTCGGGCACTGCATCGTGGTTCCGGTTCACTGCTGGTGGCCATGATGGCGATGCAGCTTCGAGCGAGGACTCACGGTTCGATGGCTCGATTGGTACTTCCGGTGCAGACCTCAACCTGAACTCGACGCTGATTTCTGCGGCCTCGGCCCAGACCATCAGCACATGGTCAATCACCGTTCCTGCAACAAACTAGCGGGGGGTAGCCCATGGGCTTCTTCTATGAAGACCTAGCCACCGTTGTCCCTGCTCCCGTCCAGTACGGTGAGTGGGGCAACGTCTATGGCGAAACCATAGTCCCTGCTGTTGAGATGGAGGCGGAGTGGGTCGTCGGGAATGTTGGCTCTGCCGACATGATCGTCCCTCCGCTCTCCATCGATGTCTTCTGGAAACGGGACGGCTCTGCTGTGCAGGTCGTGCCGGCCGTGGTTATGTCGGCCAGAGGCGAGACGCAGATTCTATGGCAAGCGGAGATGATCGTCCCGCCCCCGAACATGAATGCGTTTGGTGGGACGACCATCTTCTCTGGTATCGGAAGCTCAGACTCGGACGACTACGTTGCGCTCTCCATCAACCCGAAGGTTACGGCACACGCGACTTACAGCCACTTTCCGTTCACAGCCATTCGCCGCTATGGGGACGCATACCTAGCTGCCGCAGCCGATGGCATCTACCTGCTGGGTGGAACGGACGACGATGGCGTGCCCATAGAAACTGATCTGCTCTTTGGCGGAACGGATTTCGGATCAGCGCACCAGCATTCCGTTGATAGTGTCTTCTTGAACCTGCGCCATGAAGGAGACCTGCTGGTTTACTGCGTGTTCGATGAGGAAGAACGAGACGAGACCGAGATCGATTACCTGTACACTGACCCGTCCGGCCTGCATACTCGCCGCGCAAAGTTCAGCTCCCGTGGAGTGCGAGGTCGCACCATCCAAGTCGGTCTTTCTAACATAGGGGGCGCAACCTTTGAGGTGACCGATTTAGAGGTCGTCTTCATCCAGCGCAAACGGAAGTGATCGTCAAGGTACTCGCCAATGCAGGGCATAGATATGTCAAGAAAGCTCGGGCTTGGCACGCCAGTCTGAAAAAGACACTTGATCGAAACCCAACGATCCCTGTCCTCACCACCAATAAGTACATCCCTGACCTCAAGCTCTTCATTCGCGTGACAGCTTCCCAGAACGGGCAGCTTGACCGTATCCTGATATGGCAGGCTGATCCGATCTACATCCTCGGGCTTGCTACCCAGCTCTCGTACACTTTCGAGGGCAAAGGTTGGCAGGTTGTCTGCGCCTACGATCTGGTCTCCAATACCATCTACGAGACTGAGGCCACCCGCATCATCTGGGGTGAGGCTAACTGGGGTACGGGTGGGAATACTAATACGTACCGACAGACGCGGTCATATTTTGCCCAAGGGTCTGACCTGTGGTTCAAAGGCAACGGATACATCATCAAGAACGACGCTATCTATTCCAGCATCAACGAAGCCACGTACAACGCGGTCACCAACCACCTCCCGAACCCGCCACCCAGTGGATTTACGCGAGGGGATATCGACTACACGGGGTACATCTTGGCGGAGATGACGCTCGATCCACCTCGCGCTGTCCTGACGATAGACTTCGAGTACTCCGGTGGGTCGACGCATGAGCCAAATGTTTATGGGTACCGGTACTACACGCATACCGACAACATCCGCGATCTCCGTGGGGTGGCAGCGTTCGGGATTAACGTGACCCATAGCGAGTCGTATAACTACAGCAGCTACTACGACGGCCTATTGATGGAGTCATGGGAGTCGCAGATTACTTTCTCTGGGTCCTACGTCCAATTTTTCTATACGATATCGGATTCGATGGTGCTTGGCGTAGGCAACCTCAGTGGGAACCTAGACAGCTACACTCAGGTTGTCGACAACAACGTTGTCGAGTACACGGAATCGAACCCACACTACCCAAGCCTGTACTTGTTCGACACACTGCTGTCCGTTGACGGGATCAAGTCACCGTTCAAGACCAAGATCGGGTATCGCGGCTCGAACTTCTTTTACGAGATGGACCTGATCGGTGTGTTCGGTAACTATGTGTTCCTTGCAGGGCACAACAAGCTGCCGGCCGACCCCGTGCAGCCAGACGGTAGCTGGATCGGAATCCTCGATATTGCTGAGTGGGTTTACGCAGATATCTGGACAGGTGACCCAGTCACCGGGACAGGTGAGCCTGTCACGTGGCGGGATCAACATGCGAAAGGGTCCTTCTGGATGCCGGACGAAGAGTCGATGCTGTCGTTTTACATCTTCTTCACCTTGTGGACATTCGACACGGAGTATGACAGCGAGCCGTGCACCTACCTGAAGTTCACTCGGGCAGAAGGCTCCGATATTATGGACCCCCTCTCGTGGACGCTCGCCGAAGGCCCTATTTTCATGCCAGACCCAGAGTTCAAGGGATACACACAGACCACAAACGTGTTCACTCCGGTGTCGATTCTGAAGATTCCGATACCAAGGTACCCACCGGAATGAGAAAAACGTTTTTTCTGGTTAGCTATTTGTGTTAAACTCTGCGCAATAGTGGGAGGACGATATGGCAGTTGATTTTGATACCTTCTGGGAAAATGTTTCTGATCTGTACGATGACATAGAGAATGCCGCGATAGGCGCGGGGCATGACCTTGACTCAGCGACCAGCGCTCTGAAGTTTTCCAACCATTATGCGCCAACTGACTTGCTCGCTGACGCATCGACTATCGAGCCGCCGAGCACCGTGCAGATCGGGCCAAAGCCCGACATCACTATCCCCGAGTTTGATGACTCTGGTCTGGTTGACATCGACCCGATCGATCTCATCATGTCGACCCGCTACGACTCCGAGTTCCTAGAGTACCTTGAGCAGGATTGCCGGTCGATCCTCGAAGGAAACATCCCCGGGTTCACGCAAGAGACCGCCCAATCTCTGTTCCAGTGGAGAGAGGAGCAGGACCAGCGTGATCTCCAGATCGCGTTGCATGAGGCCGACACCGCGTTCGGTGTCCGTCGCGGCTTCCCGATCCCGCCCGACTCTGTGTCGTACAAGAAGAACGAAATCTTCCGCACCTACAACATCACGCAGCTTGACCGCACTCGCGAGACCGTGGTGCTGCTGGCTGAGCGCCTGACTGACATGACCAAGACGGCCTTGGCGACCGGCGTCAACATCGAAGACATTCGCGGCCGGCTCACTACGGTGGTGCTCGACTCGTACTGGCGCAAGTACCAAGCTATGGCCGACGTCTATCGTGCCCAGATCGCAGGGATCGTTGCTGAGTTTGAGGGTGAGATCAAGTATCTCGCAATCGAACTGGAAGAGGGGAAGCTCAAGACAGGCAACGAGCTGGAGTTCCAGAAGCAGATATGGACGAAGGCCAACGACTTTAAGCGTATCAAGGCGACGATGGTATCCGAAGCCTACCGTCAGGCTGTCGCCAACAACGCTACCCTAACCCAGAACTTCAAGCAGTACGGAGACTTTTGGTCGAGTCTGTACAGCTCCGTATCTCAGAGCGCAGCCGGTCTGTTCGTCAAGACCGAAGCGACGGAGGCACCCGTATAATGGACGAAACTAATCGTAGGGCTTTACTAGCCGCACATAACCGAAACACCCCACTGTCTCCCGAACTGGAAAAAACCAAGAAGTCGATTACAGCCAAGGTCAACGCAGATACTTTGCGGCAAATGGCGGCAAACCCCAACGGTGGCCCGTACCAGCCAACAAACGCAATCAGCACAACGGCAGGGGCGTACAGTCTTCGTGCCCCATGGGAGAACGGCGACGGTTCCGCTGATTCCGTGCTCTACCCAAATGAAGTTTTGCCACCGGAGCAGAAAGCTGGGACAACCACAGTGACCGCGCCTCCTGCCTCGCCGACCGCTCCCGGTGGCAAAAGATATTTCACGAACCTGTCTGATCCCTACACCGGGAGCGGTGGGGTCGTGTCGTTTAACGGCGGCGCTCGTGCCGCGCTGGCCCCAACAAAAGAAAGTGCCGCCCCTGTGTTCGAGAAGAACGCAGCGCTCGGCATCACGCCGCAGAACGAGACGGAGAACGCCCTCCTCAAGATGCTGCCGACGCGCAACCATGGCAGTGGTGGCCTGTCGTCCATGGCGCAGCTCGGTGCCTTCCGTGGGGCGGTTAATGCGATCGCTGGTCTGCGGCAGAAGGAAGACAAGGAAGCCGGTGAGAACTACCGTGCGAAGCTCTCGGCCTACGCCTCGGCGAAGACCCCCGAGGAACTGGCGAAGCTCCGCGCAGAGACCGCACTGAAGCAGCAGGAGTTCGAGCAGAGCGAGCTGGGGGTCAACTTCAAGAGTGCGATGGATGAGTCTGGCAATCCGATCGCCGGTGGCCTCATCACCATGAAGGAATACGGACTGGCCGTCAAAGCCGAGGACTGGACAACCGTGCAGCAGCTTGCCGCTCCTAACGGGGAGCTGACCAAACGTCTTCAGGAGGCACACCCGCAGGCCACCAGCCGGGAACTCAACAAACTGGCTTACAAGTACGCTATGATGCAGGTTGGAAACTCTGGCCCTACAGCGGTCACGAAAAAATAAGGAGACACCATGGCTCTCAACCCTAACTTCGATGAAGGTGCGTTCCTAGCGTCTCTCCCTCCACTGCAAAAACCGCAGCCTGAAGACACCGGTGGTGGGTTCGGAGCGAAGGCACTGCAAGTAGGGAAGGCCATCGGGGGTGCTGTCCTCGAAGCTCCCGGTGCTGTGCAGGATGCGTACTACGGACTGACTGGGCAAGCCAGTGTCGTGAATCCTGACATCTATCTGCCGTGGAAACAGACGCAGCAGGACCAGCAGGCGTTCGAGGAGGAGACACAACAGGTGTTCGGTGCTGACTCGCTGGTCGGCGAAGGCGTCTCTGGCTTGCGCAGCAGCGGTGGTGTGTCGCTCGCTACCATGCCGATCGGTGTCGCCGGTGGTGTCGCTGCCGCAACAGGGGCTGGCCTGCCTCTGGCCGCAGCGCTGACGGGCGCAGCCGGAACAGTTGCCGGTGGTAACGCATCGTTCCATGCCATAATGAACATCCTCGAAGCCGCGAAGATCAAGAAGGAACAGGTTGATAACCTTGGGCCATTCACCCAGCAGGATGAGGACGCCATCAAGAAGATGTACTCCGACAGGGCTGCTCTCGTCGGTGTCGAAGAAGCTGTCGGTGAGACGATCGGCAACCTCGCCCTCGGTGGCATCCTCTCCAAGATTCCAGCCAAGGGACTGATCGCAGGTGCGCTCAAGAAACTTGGTATGGGTGTTGGCGAGGAGCTTTTCTCAGAGACTGGTACTGAGTATGCGCAGACACGTACGCTGGCCGGTACTCCCGGTGGCCCAGAGCGTGGCGCTACTATCCCAGAAGCCTTCCGCGCCGTCGCTCCGACCACATTGGCAGTCACCAGTGCCTTCATGACAGGGGCCAAGGCCGTCAATATTGGTGTGAATGTGCGCCGTGATCGCATCTTCCAGAAAGAACTGGGGCTGAACTCACAACAGGTTCGTGAGATAGGTCGTCAGAAGTTCCGCGAGAACGCACTGAAGGTTTTCAAGGCTCGCGTGGAGAACCCCGAGCTGAGCCTGACCAACGACGAAGTCTACCGTATCCTCAACGGCACGCTGAAGGTTGAGAACGTTGCGGGTGAACGGGAAGGCCGTCGCATGACGGCGCAGCAGGAGCAGCAGAACGCCGCCGAACAGGCTCAAGCTGTTCAGGCTGAAGCAGAACGTCTGGCCGCGCTGTCCCAGCAGGCGCAGGAGCTTGGAGTTCCCGTTGAGCGCGTGACCCGTGCCAAGAAGGGCGGGGCCGAGACCCGTGTTGCCAAGACTGCGGATGAGCTGGAGCGGGAAGTCCACCAGAAGATACGGGATAACCAGTCTACTGCCGAGCTGCACAAACAGGCACAGAAATACGGCATCCCGTTACAGGAACTCAAGAACGAAGGCAAGCCCAACGAGCAGTTGGTGACCTACACTCCTGACCAGTTGCGTCAGAAGATCGAAGTCGCCATGTTCAAGGAGGCACGGAACTTCCAGTACAACGAACCGACTATCGAGTCGGCGGCTGCGGCCGAAGGGTTCCGTGGTGGGCAGGGTGGCGTCCTCACGACACCTACCGCACCGATGAGCGATGCTGAGATTCAGCTTGAGCAGGCGCTGGGGGCACGCAACGAAGCCCCGGCCGGCCCGATCCCTCAGCCTACCGGCCCTCGGCTGCAAGACCAGCAGTACGGCCCCCTGTTCGGTGGCCCGTCTGCCCGAGAGGCTTTCGCTCTGACCCCAGAGCAGCCGGCCGCAGCACAAGAAGCGCCGCTGCCTCCGATCGCTACCCCCGAGAAGGTACTGAACGAGAAAGGTAACCAGCTACGCAAGGGCGGCTGGAAGGTTGGAGACCAGACGTTCGATACCAAAGCCGAGGCGCAGACCGCCGCCAACGCACTGGGACGCCAGCCGGTACCGCAGTTTGGTACTCCTGACCCTAACCAGATGGAACTTCCTCTGTCGGGTTCCGACCAACAACTCTCCTTGGTCGCTCCCGATGGACAGATCATTCCATACAACACTCGTGACCTTCTCGGGGGTCAAGCCCCGGCCGCTCCGTCTGTAGGACGGTTGCCCAACGCATCGTTCCCTCCGCTGCCGACTCAGGCAGGGGTTAAGAACGCACGGCGCAAGGCGCTGCTGGCTGTTGCTGTTGGTGAAGGCAAGACCATCGCCGAGCTGGATGCTGCGATGCCCGGATGGGAACGTGCATTCGACAGCTTCTCCCTCTCGGCCATCGAGAAGTTGGCCAACGATCAGCGAGTTGCTGATGAGGTCTCCGGGGCCAATGAAGCCACGCGGCAGGCACTGATCAAGACTCTCGCCTCACTGCACGGGGCACGCAAAGGGACAGTGGAAGGGGACGGTACGCTCTATCGCCTCAACCAGATGTCCACTAAGGCGCTCAAGCAGGAGATCAGCGAGATCAGCAAGCGTGCCACCGACCAAGCGTTCTCGGAAGCAGACACCCGGGCCAAGAAAGGCAGCACCAAGTACCGCACCGTGGCCGAGACACTGGCCACTGACCTTGAGCTTACTCCTCGTGCCAAGTCTGACCTGAAGTACGGCATCAACAACGGCTCGATCCAGTTCAACCCACGGACCCAGATGTTCGCCAAGGTAGGGGACCGGTACATCATCGTGCCCACGTCCAAGTTCAACGCTACGACTACCGAGCACTCTGATCTGGTCTCCAAGAAGATCAAGAAGATGAAGCTGGAAACTCCCCCGGATATCACGGGCGAGAAGGGCTGGCAGTTCCTGCCCAAGGCAGAGAAGCAAGCCCGGATGGCTGAGAACACGAAAGAGCATGCCCGTAAGGTCAAGGCCGTCGAGGAGATGTCGCTGAAAGACCTGCGGAAAGAGTTCCCGAAACCCAAACCAAAACCTAAAGTGACAGCGAAGCCTGCCGCCAAGCCG